TAGTGAATGTCCCTTCAATGCGTTCGTCTGCATCACCCTCCATAGGCGATGTCTGCAGGCTGTAATTTGAATCTAAAACCACTGCACCAGTATACTCTGCGTAAGCAAAGTAATCATAAGTCATTGTGTCTTCAACATAAGCTTTCGAGTACAAACCTCCAACAAGTTCCTCTGTAGGGTTAACACCTGCCCATACAACTGCGACAGCTCCTGTTGACTTGTTTCGGCTAGTTAGGTACAGATCTATATCAGCTAGAGCTAAACCTGTAGCTGGATCGCCTCCGTCTTTAGTGAATAAAGCTGTGATTATCATTTCATTCTATCCCCAGTGGTTCAAGGACGCGCTGCGGTAGTTATCCGAAATCTTTATATATCCAGTCCACTGATGCCCAAGCGCCAGCGTCTTTGTAGATCACACCGCCTCGTCCTGCTGCCGGAAATACACCAGCACCGAAACCGTGGTTGAATCCGGCAATGCCTGACGACAACCCATCTTCTGTGAGTACGTAACCTATCGCAGTATAGTTTGGCGCAGCGTACAAAAGGTATAACCAGACCGAGATAAACGTGTCTACAGGAAGGATCAGATTGGAAGTTATGGTATTCACTGCACCAGCAGCTTGTCTCCATACAAATATCAGTCGTTGTGTACCATCTGCGGCCACGCCAGTCATAAGTATCTCTGCATAGTTATTATCTGTACCATCATCAATGCGCGCCCCAACTTGTGTGGTATCCCCGGTACGTATTCTGGCACCTAGGCCTTTATGCTGCCAGGCTGCTGCCGCATTGGTTATTGGTATTGACATGAAGGCTCGTTGGCCAGCACCGCCCAGTGCCGCAATCATATAATCATTACTAAATGCATAATATATGGCTGCCGCTGGTACAAATGGTGCAGCCTGCCAGGCATAACCAGTCGGTGGCCCCGGATCGCCTGTTCTGAAATGCCAGTTATAGCCGCTGCTATGCCTGTTAATGCCCCGCCTGAATATGCCACGACCATCGTTGTCTGGATAAATATCCCTATTAGCAGCTTGTTTTAGACCAATGGCAGTCCAGGCAGCTTCATCGGTACCACCAATCTCAATATCAATCTGGTCATCGGTGGGTGCGGAGATTGACGTATCACCATCGGCATCAAGCACCAGGGCATCTGCTGCACCGTTTAGGTCTATGAGTTGTCCACCTTCTGCAGCAGAGGAGTGGTCGTGAGCTGCATCACTCCATACATCGTCCCAGTCTAGCTGACCACCATCACCCGCCACCCCTGCGTGGGCGTGGTCAGGAAAGGTTACGAACTCGATAGCATCTGGAACAGCATTGACACGCAGGAACTTACCAACCTGACCTGCATAAGCAGCTGGCGTGTCCTTTAACTGGATGAACTTGGCTATTAGTCTCTGACTCAGTGAGATGTGCATAAGATTTACCAGGAAGGGTCGGCTAGGGGCGGGGGTTTCACCAGTAACCGACCCTTCCTTCTATGTTATTTACTAGCTAGATGCGGCCCCCAGAACTACAAAAGGCGAAACCTGAGTTGCACCGTCCTGGTAAGTTAGAGGAGAGCTAAGCCAAGGCTGGCCGTCAACGCGATGCACGGCTCGCCAGGAGGTCTCGTCATAGATCCAGCGCGGAGCAGTAGACGACTCAATTGTCGTCGCCTGCCGATCACCGACAACAAAGTAACGGAAGTCGGCTAGGAGGATATCTCCACGAGTTCCTAGGACGGGAAGCTTCTCCGTCCAGTAGACCGGAAGTCCGAAGAGGTAACCTGGAACACCGTCACGAGCGCTCGGCTGCCACACGTAGCTCGCATTACCAGCAGGACCACTCATCTGGATCAGAGAAGCCATCACACTCTGTGAGACGATCCACGCACCACGACCGCTCGGCAGGAACTGCGAAAGCATAGTGATGCAGTCCACGTAACCAACTGCACCTGCGGCTGCACGAGCAGGAGCAAGCGTAGCCGGAGCATTCACGACGCCACGAGGCTGTCCGCCACCAGTTCCACGCAGGAAGGCGTAATCTTCCATCCAGGCGATACCACCAGCAAAGCCCAAAGGCCCACTTAGGAAGTCACCAAGTGAGATTGCAGAATCATCGAGCAGCTCGTCACTGGCGTTGGTATAACCAATCAGTTTCTTAGCTACCAGGTTAACGCGACGGAACGTAGCATTCGTTTCCGTCTTCTCCTGGGCCTCATCTGCCCAGTAGAATTTCATACCCCCAAACCAGTGCGGAGAACCTGCGGTCGTACCAGTTTGATCCAGCACCGGCAAGGACAGCTGCCGCCCTGCCATACGAATGACAGTAGCCATCGAACGAACGATAGCTTCCTCAGCCATAACAGCCTGAAGCTGCGGCAGGAACTCGGTCGGAATCAGGAAGCCTCCTCGAGCACCAACGTTCCCTGCCATAGCCTTACCTTCGTGACCCTCTGGATCTTCATCCTTGAACCACCTAAGGCGAGCATCAGGAATGCCTTTCTTCTCCTGCAACCAAGCTGCGTACAAGAAGGCACCCCAATCACCAAAGGGCTTGTCCTTCTCTTCCGGCCTCTCCTTTGGAGGATCAGCAGGACCAAAGGGCGATCCTGGAGTCTGATCACCTAGATGCGGAAGCGTCTTTGTCTCAGCTAGAGCAGCTTCGATCTCGTGTAACTGAAGAGCTTCAGCCTTAAAGGCGCGAGCATCTTCGAGCATCTGCTCGAGATTTTCCTTCTCTTCTGATGTGGCCTCGGCACCCTTCTCAATGATGGCCTTCGCCTTCTCGAAGAGGACATCCGCCTGGGCCTTTTTATCTTTCCAACTCATTTTACTTTCTCCTTATAGATTTATATTTTAAGGTGGGTGGTCTAGCCGGCCCGGCCTATCCGATTAACGAAAGATCAAACATTTCTTGTTCTAGTGCTAGTGCTAGTACTACCAACTTGGTATCTTCTTCTTGCTGCGTCTCAAGTGCAATGAATTCATACTTTCCTACGATCCACTTGCCTGCTTCGGCGAACTCAGGAGGACCTGATTCTGGTAACGTATAGTCAACTTTGTACATAGCCCAGGCATCTAGATCTTCTACGACGAGATAGGTATCAAGAACCTCTTTAACGTTATAGCGATAACGATAGGAATCTAGGCCTGAAGAATTGAACTCAGCACTAAATCCTCTACGTACCTTATCAACAACGTCAGAGTAGCTAAGATCCTTCTTATCTCCGTGTTCTTTAACCCAAGCGACGGCGTCTGCTTTTGACCACTTTGACTTATCAAAGATGTAGGACTGAATAGTCATAGTTGTCTCACCCTTAAGCTTTCCTACAATCGCTTTGATGCCCTTGCCCTTCGCTCCTACAGTAATAGTCTTGAAAGAATCCTTCTCGAACAGAGAGGGACTTTTAACGCGAACGCGAATGACATTCTCGGACTCTTCAGGTTCTGGTTTCGCCTCCGAACCTCCGAGATCCTTCGCGTTAATTACTGCAGTTGCAGGATTCATCCCGAAGATAACTGGGCCGTACTCCCATAGACGAAGGGTACGAAGATTCCTAACACGTCTTCCCTTAGCTTCAGAGTAGTCGGAATCTAAAGTATCATAGGAAAAGGAGAACTCTGTAACTGCACCAGCAACTATCCTAGCAAAGGCACCCTTACCCTCTGGAGTGTCCATTAGAAATTGAGTTTTAGCAAGTAATCCACCTGTAGCTTCTGGATACTTCTCAAGAACATCTGCTGGCAGACCACCACGACCGATCTCCTTTAGCTCCAGAGGGATACCGATAACGTTCGCAGTTGTCCTTCGCTGATGTGAATCTAGAACTCGAATCTGGTCTTTACGCTCAGCAAGAGTCTTCGCGAAGCAACCAGGATGACAGATGTCACCTCCCAAGTCTAGAACCCCATAGACAGATATAAGATGTTCGACAATACCTAAGGCTGCATCTGTAGCTAGAGGTTCAAACTTAAAGCTTTTATATTCAGAAGGCTGTATGATCGGTAGAGTCATCTGGATTCTCCTTGAACTCAGTAGGACCTACATGAGTCTCTAATTTAACTAGCTCTTCGCCAGAAGTTAGCTTTCTAAGACATTCAGTACAAATATGAATAGGCGGATGCCCTGGAATAGTCCAAGTTGCGAGCTGATTACAATCTCGTCTATAGCAAACTATATTACGCATATGCTCTCCTACACGTTTCACAGATAAGGACCTTCTGATCTGGCAGGAGCTTTAATCCTGTACCACAATCTTCGCAAGTTAGTGAACGCATACCCCAGCCCTGAATTGGGTTAGCCCTAGGCCCTTGGTCTCCTGCTTCAGGCCCCTTACCGCCAAAGGGTTCATCGCCACCTGGAATAGCTCCAATACGTAGCCCTACTCCAAAAGTTGCCTGATTTGCCGGAACTCCCATCTGCCAGAGTGAGTATGCAGCATTCACGATAACAGGAAGATCCTTTTGTAGCGCAGGAACCTGAGTCAGATCAAACTTCACGAAGGCATCCTGCGTATTTAGGTGTCGTTGATACTCGACCTCAAATAATCTCAGCTCTGGTACAAGAGTGTCTTCCCATACTGCCTTTCTTGCACCCTCATAGTTTGAATAGGTCGAACGCTCAAGACCAACACGCGAACCAATCAGAATAGGAGGAACGCCAAAGGGCCCTAGAATTCGACACTCGTTACGAGCATCCAACTCATTAAAGCCCATCTCCTCGAAGGTGAGACCAGTTCGCTCATATGACCCACCTCTATCTAGAACTCCAGTCCTCCACTTCTTGTAGCCTCCATACTTCTTCTCCCAGCGCTCCAAGATTGTATCTACTATATCTTCTTTCAAGGGCTGATCGAACAAAAGTACCCCTGTTAACATAGCTCCACGCTGGAAGAAAAGATTAAGAAAGTCCGTAACCATATTATCTA